GAACACTCTTCATATTGTTCCTCTTCTATATGTTTATCAATACATGTTTGTAAAGCTTGTCTCCATTGATCTTTATCTAACTCAAGATAATAATCACTTTTCTCTAATTGAAATAAAACAGCATTTTTACTTTTAGTATTAATAGCATCTTTAATTCCCGCTACAGTTTCAGTAAAAACAGCTTTAATAAACACCTCATTACTACATAATAAATCAGTATCTGCTTTACCTTCACCTTTAACATTAACCATCATTGATGGTATTTGCCTGTTTGATTTCTTAGCCATCTCCTTTATTTATTATAAATATGGATAAGATTATGCTCATATGTTGTCATAGCATATATTGATATCTTAAATATATCTAATTCAAATTCACCTACTTCTCCTGACTCAGCTATAATTTCTGGAAATTGAGTTATAGTATTAAATGATTCTTTATTTAATTGTTTAGCATCAAATTCAATTATAATATCATTATCTGGAGTAGTATGTTTTATTGTTTTGAGTTTATTTTTAAGATCAATTTTAGTATGTTTTTGCTCTAGATCAAGATAATGAGACTCAATAACACACATTTCATCATCAGTGTATAAAGTATCACACCATGGTTCTAAAATAGACATCATTTCTAAAGTACAATTACGAACAACAAATCCAATATTATACTTATGAGGTATAATTGGTTTCATAAAAGCATCATGTTTAACAAAATGTCCCCACTTACGAATAAAATTTCTAGCATTTTTATTTGTTGTATAAAGCCACTCTTCACTATTCTTACCAGCCGCTCCACCAGCGTGTTTATTAAATCTACTACCACGACTAGTAAAATGATAAACTAATCCATCCCATGATTGAATTACCTTATATCCTTTTAAAACAAAACGATTAAATAAATCACTATCCTCTTTAGATTGAGGAGCAAACAACTCATCATGTCCACCTACAGCTAAATAATCTGACTTATACATACACCAAGGTGCGAATATACCTTCAGTGAATTTATCTTTATTAATGTTAAATAAATTTTTACAATAACTAATAAATTCATTCTCTTTAAATTCATCAGCTTCAATTCCAAAATCCATAGTTACTTTTTCTGGGCCTGGAGGATGAAGTGGTGGTTCAATTCTAGTAGCACTCACAACAGTACCTGGTTTAAGATGTTTTAATATATTAACATCTAAATCAGGTCCAGCTACCATATCAGCGTGAAACGCAAATATAATTTCTGTTCTAGCCATTTCAATACCTTTATCAAACATACCTACAATACCAATACGCTCTGGCCCTGGATTATGGAATGTAATTAAATCAGGATCATTAAGTGATTTAATCCATTCTTGAGTTCCATCAGTTGAAGCATCATCTAAAACTAATATTTCATGTTTAGTTTTTAAGTCACGAAGTGATTTATAAGCTAATTTAAGAAACTCTAAATTATTTCTACTTGGTAAAACAAAAGTTATTTTTTTCATTTCATATTTATCCTTCCAAATATTTCTGTCAATTGCTTTAAGTGAATTGCCTACTAGTTCCCAAATATTAAATTTAATATTATTTTCTTTTAAATAATTATCTACTTTTTCTTCTAATAATTTAATTTCAGATTTATTGATTTTATTAGGATGAAACTCACCATGTAATTCATTTACACGTTTAATAGTGTTATCATCAATCATTTTACTTAATATTTCATATTCAGCTCCCTCAATGTCTAGTTTTAAAATAATATAATCATCTTTATCAAAACTATTAATAAATGAAGATAAATCAAAACAAGGTACTTTAAGTAAAACATTTTCACTTATACCACCTGAATTTTTTTCTTTATATACACTTGATCCATCAGACCAAGAGGTTGATAAATAAAATTCAATAAATGAATCTTCAATCCAAGCTGCTTTATTCTCTACTTTAACATTAGAATCATTTTTAAAATACTCAATTAATGCTTCAGCTAAATTAGTATTAGCTTCAAATGAATATATTTTAATATCATTTCCAAATCTACGCTTAGCTTCTAAAATAGACTCACCACAATGAGCTCCACAGTCAATAAAAATTTTATTTCCCATTTAGATAATTTTTTATATAGTCCTCAATATTTAATTTTGCTTCCCACCCTAATACTTCTTTAGCTAATGTATCTGTACAAAGTGTAACTTGCGCTTCACCTGGTTTATTATCTTCATAGATTATATCTGTTTGGAACATATCAACTATTTCTTTGATTGAATAATTTTTTCCTCTACCTAATTCAAATATATGTCCCCAAGCTTGCTTTTCAAAAATTAAGTATAAAGCATTTATAATATCTTCAACATGAGTAAAATCTCTACGTTTAGTACCATCACCATATATAGTTAATGGTTTTTTATTTTCATAAGCAGTTTCCCATTTACCAATTGCTGTACAATATGCGCCTTCTTTTAAATGGTAAGGACCATAAACATTATAAAAACGAGTAATGGATGCTTTTAATCCATAATGTAATTGAAATAGTTGAATAATTTCTTCTCCAATATCTTTACTAAATGTATAAGGATTTTTAAATTTACCACTATGATGAGAACTACTACCAGCATACACTAATGGAATATTATTATCAGCACAATATTTAGCTATTAATAAAGTACTACTACTATTTACTTCAAATACTTCAGTTGGATTTTTAAATGAAGGTTGAATACGAGCCAATGCAGCTAAATGAAACACAACATCAAATTTACCCCATGCTGAATAATCTTTTATATTTCTGATATCAAACTCAATATATTGAGCTCCATCAACATGATTTGTTTTATATCCAGTAGAATAATTATCAACTGACATTACTTGGTGTCCTTCTTTTAATAAATGTTTAATTAAATTAGTGCCTACAAACCCAGCACCTCCAGTCACTAGTATATTCATATTAATTCATTAAATAGTTTATATTCTAATTCAAAATTATCTTTTAAATATAAAAGTATATTTCTAAAATTTAAATAGTTTTCCTCATTCCAATTGTTTTTATTATACTCACCCCATATATGAGATTGAAAATAAATAACATTATCAATTATATTAACTGACTCATCATTATGGATTGAGTTTTCACCTTTAAATAATTTATTATTTATTTTTATATTGTCATTAAGGTAAGAATGGATTGCTGTGTAACCAAATAATTCACTAACAGCATCAAAGCTACCTTGAGTGGCTAACCAACCTGGCATTCTCCATCCTATTGGAGAGTAACCTGATGAGTTCCATTCATGTAAACATTCATTTAGTCTATCCTTAGCTTGATTATAATCTAATTCTATAAATTCACATTCACGACAACCTGGATCTACAACAATACGTTTATGGTAATGACCATGAGCAGCTAATTCAATCCAATCATATTGTAGCCAATACTGAATCCAATCTTTATGTTTTGATAAAGGATATTTTTCATGGTAATTTGAAGGGGTAAATAGAATAAATTTACAACCAAATTCTTTATTTAATTCTTTTAAATATTCTACTGATTGATCTCCTTCACATCCCCAATTTTGTTCTGGATGAGTATCATCTATTGATACTGTTATAGTTAATTTTTGCATAACGTTTCAAAATAATTATTTATTTTAGTCACAAATTGAGTTTCACTAATTAAATTTCTATAATTACTTCTAGCATCAATAGAACATTCTTTATAAAATGACTCATTATTTTTAAGTTCAATAGCTAATTTTCTAGCCATTTCTAAATTACCTATATCAACACTTAATTTAGGATGTATTTTTCTTTGAGTATCAGCATCTTTATATCCAATACAAGGTATACCTAAGAAACCACAGTTCATAGCGAATGTACCAGCCGCTATTGTAGGCATCAAATGTACAGCATATTTGAATTCAGCTAAATTATGAATCCAATCTACCCACTGCATATAAGGTAAATGAGTAACTAGTTGTTCTTCATTAGGCTGTTTACGTCCCATACTAGGACAATAAATTGGAATATCAAATTCAGTAGCGATAACATAACTATCAAATCCACCATACCATCTAGTAAAATTACCTCCAATGATCACTTTATCTTGTTTCTCAATTAGTCTAGCATTTAAAACACTATCCTCAATCATTAATGAAGGTATATCTTGAATTAATACTTTGGGATTAATACCTTTAAAATAAGGTATATCAGTTTCATTTTCGCTTAATATACCATCAACACTAGTTAATAAATTATAATGCCATATTTGTTGATGTACAGGTAGATCTTGATATATCCAACTAGGTCCTTCCTGCATAAAAACTACTTTATCTGCTATTTTCCTAGCTTCATTTACTATATCAATATTATATAATTTATCTCTATCACTAGGTGTTTTAGGTATTAATAAAACAGCGACATCAAATTTAGTATTTACTTGATTTATAGATAATAAAGGAACATGATCAGCTTGTAAAGCACACATTTGAGCAAATTCAACTCTCATATTGGGATGAGTTCTAGGTACTTTACCCGCGAATCCCATTTGTGATAAAAAAACTACTTTTTTCATTTTAATTCATTTAATGGCATTTTATTATCAGCATCTAATGTTAATAATAATTTTTCACTATCATCCAAATTAACATGCCACTCTTTAAAAGTCAACTTATATTCAAATAACTTTTCAAATATATAATCTTGTTTAGGACCTAAATCGTTTACAATTCGTTCTATAGGAAATTTATCTAAATGCCACTCACCCCAAACTTCATTTAAATAAGACATTACACCAGTTTGAGCTAAATGATATAAAACATCATATTCTGCTCCTTCAATATCTAGTTTTAATATAATATAATCTTCTGAGGTGAAATTATTTTTAATAAATTCTGCTAAGTCAATTGAATCAACTTCATTATATATATCTTTGTCTATTTTTCTATCACGTTTATCTAAATATAAAGTTGAAGCATCACTCCACTCAGTTGATATATAAATTTTTACTTTATCTTTTTTATCCCAAACAGCATGATTATAAAGATGAACATTAGAATCATCTTTCCATTTATCAACTAATTTATTATATAATATAGTTACAGCTTCAAATGAATATATCTCAGTATTAGGACCAAATTGTTTTTTAGCATAAACAATAGATTGTCCTCTATTAGCTCCACAATCTAAAAATATTTTTCTCATAATGTATTATAGAAACTGTTTTGACGCTCTTGTCTTTCAATAGTTTTAGGATGTATTAAATCATATCCTTGAGGTAGATTAGCTATTGTTTTCCATCCTGATAAACGCTCATGGACTTTATTTATCCAATTAATTTCTGATTTGTTAATACAAATACGAGTTTGATAATCTGGATAATTAATCCATCCATTATCATCTACAAACCACCTCCATTTATCAATATGATCACGAGTTAATCCATCAACTGTATTAACACGAGGTAATGATATAACATCAACTAAGCCTTTATTCATTTCTAAGATATCATGAATATTATCTTTTAAACCATCACTTAAATACTCATCAGCGTCAATAAAGAAAATCCAATCTTTAACACAATTGTTTTTTAAATTATTTTTAAATGAGGCAAAATCATTATTTAATCCAAATGTGATAGATTGAAAATCATATTTCTCAACTATTGATTTAACTTTATCTGTGGATGTATTATCTAATTGAATAATTACTTCATCATTATTATTAATAGTATTTTCTAGCTGTTTTAGTAAACGATCTAACTCAATATGTTCGTTACAAGCAGTTACAGCAAAACTAATAGTAGTCATAACTTAAATTTTAAATTAATCCAATATAATGACAAGCTTCATCAAATGAGCTTTTATCAAATGTTTTTAATGTTGATGGATCTGATTTATGAGTTGCACCTTTAAATTTTTGTTTTTCTTCTTCTGTTGTTTCAACAGCTTTAATACCTGCCCATCCCCAATTATCTTTATTAGTACCATTTACAAACACAGTACCTTTATCTTGTATATTAATAACTGTTGGATACCACACTTGTTTTTTATCATCTATAAATTTAATATCTTTATACAACTCAGGCATTACTTCTTCAGTTTCTTTAACTAACTCACCTCCATCAATCATCAATTCATTAGTTGTGTACCCACATCCCATACAACTCCAAATTAATATTCCTTGATGTTTATGTTCATAGCAAGCATCTGAGCTGCAATGAGAACATGTTATTAATTTATCTTCCATAATTAAAATATATTTTCACTTGGTTTTGGTGTAAGTATATTATTTTTTCCATTAATAATATTTACTTTTTCTAATTCTTCTTTTATAATATCCCACTGTTTTGGAGTAGGTGTATATTCATTACATGCTGTGACAAATCCTTTAAGCCATATAACAAATTCTTTATCTGTCATACTAATTTATTTTTTTAAGTTTAGGTAATTTTAGTTCTACTTGTCTTGGTACTTTTGTTTCTAAAATATTATCTAACACCTCAGCCATTTTATCAAATGAAAAATTTGTCTTAGCATGATGTGATTGACGTTTAGCTAACTCAACATATTTTTTATAATCACTATATACATTTCTGAATGCCTCACCTACACTAGCGTCATCAGGTGAAAACCATTGAGCTTCACCTAATATCATGTTTTTAGCTTGAGCTGATTGATGTACATTAGTTAATTTACCTCCTACTAAAACATTATATTCTGGGTGTAAGAAATCTAAATGTCCACTCCAATTACTAGCTATAATAGGTTTTTTAGATAAACTAAATTCAAGTAATGGTCTACCAAATCCTTCACCTTTAGTTAATGATATCATAGACTTTATTTTACCATGGTTGTATAAATCATTTATATCTTTATCCTCTAAATCACCATGTAATAAATAAATACTTGGTAAATCACCTTTAACTGTTTGTTTAATAGCATCTATTTTTTTAAGTATTTCTTCTCTATCTAATATAGAATTATTTACTTGAGATGTTTTTAGAACTAAAGCTGGTTTTATTTTTTTATTCTTAAATGTCTCTAAGAATGCTTTAATCATATAACCTACATTCTTTCTATCCTCACCTATATTACCTTGCAACCAGTGACCTACAAACAAGAAACAAAAATCTTCTTCTATTTCATCTAATGATAACACTAAATCAGTTTCTTCTAAATTATCATCTTCAATATGAAAATATTTATTTAAATCAGCTCCTTCAAATAATACCTCAACTGGTTTTTCCAACTGTATAGTACCTATTTTCTGATTTGTGTTTTTATCTATTTTATCAAATGTTGTTGATGAGAAAGTATCTTTAGCATGTTGTGATGATACTAATGTTAGATTCATTCTATTAATACCTTCAACCCAACTTGGATCACAAATTGTAGTTTCAATACCAGCTGTAATACCAATGTTATATTTCCCTACTGGTTGGAATTCATTTGGTATGGTAATTTGAATCCAAATATCAGGTTGTTTAGGCAATTGATTTTCTTTCCAGATTAAATCTAATATTTGTTTGTCTTCTGATTTATTAGGGTTTAAAGCATTCCATGCTGTGTTACCCCAACGTTGTGAGATAATTTTAATTTCATACTTATCATACTTTAAAAGTGCCTTAATAATATCTCTACTTCTAGCCCCGTATCCAGACATTGTTTCAACAGGACAACTTATAACTAATAATGGTTTCATAACTATTAATAAACTAATTTATGACGAATATATTTTCTTTTAATTGGTTCTGTTTTAATTAACTCAAATTTAGGTTTTGGTTTCCATGTAGCCAAAACTTTATCAATATGTTTTATAACATTTTTACTCATATTAGAAGCTGACATCATTGATTCATCTGATGTAACCCAATCATGAGCTAATTTGCCTCTACGTTCACGCTCTTCACTTCCCAACTCATAAACCTTCATAATCGCATCAGCTGCTTCTCTAAAATCAACTCTATCATCAAATATGTAAGGTGTTTGGATTGAACCTTGTATACTCATATTACTAGGAAATACTGGTACAGCCCATTCTCCACATTTTTTATAAGTGCCAAAATGATTAGAGCAAAATTCAGAATCAAACTCAACCCATTTACCATTCTCATCTTCAAATCTCATCTGATCTTGCATACCACCAGTGACATTACCAATGATCATTTTACCACACATCATAGCCTCAGTTAAACTTAATCCCCATCCTTCATTTGAACTTAATAATATAACAGCATCAGATGTGTTATAAAGTAAATTCATACTATCTGAAGGTAATTTTTGATCAGAAAAATATATTTGAGAACATTGTTCATCATTAAATAACATATCACGTACCGCGTATAAATCAGTACCATGCTCATCAATAGGTTGAGTGTGTAAAACAAAAGCACATTTATCAGCTTTTTCTTTAGGTAATTTATCTAAGAATACTTTAAACGCTGCTAAAGTATCACTCACCATTTTTCTTCTAATATTTCTAGAATTAAACATTAGAACAAAATCATATTCTTTATCTTTAAAAATAGCTTTCTTAACATCTAAAATTTTAGGATCATTTTTACTAATAGGATAAAACATATTCTCATTAATACCATGTGGTATATAACTTAATATTTTATTCTCAATTTTTTCAGCTAAAGCAATTTTATTGATATTATGAGTTTGTTTTGATATAGCCATTAAACCATCACATGATTCATAATATGGTTCATTATACATCGGTACAGGATAATCATCCCAAATGTTAAGATAAATCATAGGTATTTTCCTTCTGATTTCATTCTCTATTTGAAATAACCAAATCCAATATCTAGGATCTGTAAAGAACATTAACGCGTCTGGTTTCTCAATTTCTAATAATTGTCTAATTAATTGTGGATCACCATATCCATTAACAGGATATATAAAGACACTTGAGTCATTTATGCCTGTATGAATATTAGTGTCAGAACTAATATCAAGGCGTTTTCCTTGTTCTGGATGATTAATAGCGCCGCCTACATTTACCCAATTAAATCTATGGGCAGTTCCAACTACTATTTCTCTAGCTATAGTAGCTATACCAGATGTGAAACGGATGTCATCACAGAGTAATAAGATTTTTTTCCTTTGCGCTTGTGGTAAATAACCTTCTTTCATAACGTGTTTAAATAATTTTTAAGCTTGACTACCTGATAAAGATAAATTTGTATGATTGTGAAGTTTTTTTCTAAAGTCTTCGTCAGTTAAATATAAGTGAATACTCCTATCAACTAATTTTTGAAGCGAGAATTTTGTTCTAACGCATAATACTTTAAACTCCTCAAATAATTCTTCATTAACTTTAACACTTGTTAATTTACTATCTCCCATATAATATACATTTTATGTATATAAATATATACAGAGACTATAAAACAACATTTTTATTACAAAGTGTTTTGTCATTATTGAATGGACAATATGTGCAAGAATCTTTACTTACTATTTTAGAATACTCTTTAATAACATGTTTACCTTCATTATCAAAACATTCAGTTAGGAACATATTAAATTTCTCAGCTGCTTGTTTACGTTTAATTTTACCACTCGCTGGTTTGAATTCAGTAATGTAAGGTATAGCAAAAGCATCATTCTCCCATATTTTCCTCTTCAATATAAAAAATTCAACCTCAATTTTATCAACATCAATATTATATTGTTTAGCAAAATATTCTTTATAAAGTAATATTTGAGCTAGTTTAATATCATCTTTTTTATCTTTATCTCTCCATCCTTGTCTACTTGTTTTAATATCATAGATATAAACTTTATCTAAGTCTTTATCATACAATACAAAATCAATATAACCTTTTAAAAATAAATTTTTAGTTAATCCAACCATTAGAGGCATCTCAATACCTAATAATACTACATTGCGAGTAGTGAAAAATTGAGAACGATGTTTTTTAAACCACTCAAGTATATTAATCCCATCCTCATAAAACTCTCTCATTTCATCTGGATTGGAGAAATGTTGTTTAGTTTGTTCATATTGTTCTTTATAAACTGTTTTAAAACGTTCATTAAATAATCCAATAATATCCTCTCTATCAGCTGCTGCTCCACTTTGTTCAAACATCACTTTGAGATAATGTTGCATGGTTTCATGAATAGCAGTTCCAAACACAGTATGTATTGAGGCTGAATATGGAGCTAAATTTTTAACATAAGCCAAATACCATTGATGAGGACATTTACGCCATATTGAATATTGAGAGTATGACACTGTAGATTGATACCTATAATCAACTTCTTTAAGTTGGTAATTTTTTATCTTAAGCTCAATCTCAGTCAATTTACTTTTTGCCATATATTTTTCTTATCTTAGCCCCTAAATCTTCATTATTAATACTCTCATCAATCAATTTCTGAATGTCAGGAATAATTGATTGTTCTTTTTTAATGTACTGAGCAGCATCTAATAATTCCTCATATAAATGATTCATATAATCATCTTTATTATTCTCACCTAATGTTGTGTTATATTTTTTATAACCACGTTCAGCTCTAGATTTTAAATCTTCAATTACTTGATTTGTGATATTGTCTTTAGTATGTTGCATACGATTTTTTTCTCTTAATATTTCTTGTTCACGTTCCATCATTATCATATATTCACGATATGATTTTGAATCTGATATATAACTCATATAGTAAATTTAATTAACTTAATTAGGGCAACCAAGTGGGTTAATTATTATAATCTATTGAATTGTCTAATTTATTCTTTTTTGAAACGTAATCACGTTCAATTGTATTAACTAATTTATCAAGTCGTGAATCAGTATAACTATAATTTTCATCAATTCTCTGAGACACACCACGATGAATTTCATCCAACATACGTTCAATTGAGTCACAACGGTGTTGAATTTCTAACCATAAATTTTCTTTTTCTTTTTCTAATTGCTTGATCCTTTTTAATGACTTAATAGTGTCAATTGTGAACCAAACAAGCATCCCAACCACTATAGTAGCTGAAACACCTAACACAAATGTAATCATGTTTTTTTTCTCCTTTTTTTATTTGTATTTGGTTGCCCCAAATTAAGTTCTTTTTTAATAGTATCTATATTTAATATATTAATATATTCTTTAGCCTCACGAGTACTACATTGATGATATTCAGCTATAGCTTTAATTGTCTCAGGATCATTCTTAGCACTCGCTTTAATATATTTAAAGAATGCTTTTTGTTTAGGTAATAATTCACAATAAAATTGATATACCTTTCTTTTAGGACAATCTGGGTAGCGTTGAATTAAATTAACAACATCAACATAACTTGAGTTCATACTTATAAAACGATTAATTATATAAGTGTTAAACTCAGATTTATCCTCATCCGTAAATGTAGACCACGGACGCTTATGGTATGTTATCTCATTTAACCAATCAAATAGATTCAATGTCTTTATTTTTCAATGGTTCAGGTAAAAACTCTTCATTAACATGACCACATGCCGCACAACTAAATACAGGCAATGGAATAAGAGCATCTTGAGCTGTACCAGTTAAAAATTTAGATGCTTTTCTAAGCATCAATCCTTCTTGAAATACTTTACCACTACATTTGTCGCAAACTATTTCAACTGTTTTATCCAAACTGATGTTTAGATTAATTGGTTGTTGTTCCATCATTTATTATTTTTGTGACGTAAATATTTAAAAAAACTTCATTGTTTATTTTAGTATAACCTAAATTACTTATTTGATAACCATCATAACTATCAATCCATTTCTCAAATTCATTATAATGATCTAAATATAATTTCTGACATAGGGTTTTCAAAATAGATGACATACTAGATAAAGGTTCAAGTATTAAAAGATAATAAATGCTATTATTCTTAATACATCCTCCTTTAAAAATATACTCTGGTAATATTATTTGGGTTTCTGTTTTTACTAGGTCAGATACTTCTTTTATAATATCAATCAAGTCATCTGCGAAATATTCACTCACTTTGTCTTCATTCTCATCATATGATAAAACATAAGATGATTCTCCAGGTGCATATATTTCAAAATATACTTCTTTAAAACCATTTGAATAACCAACATACATGTGTTGAATATCTTCATTATGTTTTTTGAAAGCATTATTAATAAAACTAATAGCTTTATCAGGATAATCAAATAAATTTTCAACTATGTATATAAAATTATCTTTAGTTATTTCTCCTTTCCTAACACTAATATTAATTTTATCTGTATTGATATTACTCTTAGATATTTTTAAACCATACTCAACACGAGGATCAAGTTGTAATCCTAGTTCAGAACATATATTGTTATATTTTTTTAAAAAATCTATTTTACTCATATACTCAATAATTTAGCTATACATCCCATAAAACAAATTTCTTTATCAGCTATAGTTGTATTATGAAATAAATACTCTTCTATTATAATTGTTGTCTCAGGAGTTGAATAATGATCATGTAATGATTTATATAACCCAGTAAAGTCATTGATGTTGTTATCTGCTATAATCTGTCTAATATTATTAAATGTTGTTTTCTTTTTAGATTTAATTTCATCAATAATTTGTTCAATATAATTACTATCAATTACTTCAGTAAGTATTAATTTACCTTTAACTGAATTACTTTGTAATATATTAATTGCTCGTCTTAAATCAGGATATGTTTTTTTAACAATATTAACTATATCTTTTTTATCATACTCTATACCCTCAGTATCAAGTATTTTAACTAA